GGCTTATAGCGGCTCAGGTTATTGGAGTTGCTCGTAGAGGAGTTTATGCTGCGCTTGCAGAAAATATACAAGAATGCACGGTTCCTGCGGCATAAAAACGTTTGACATTTAGGAAGGAGGTGTTTTCATGGATTTAACATATCTACGACTTCTAATCGATGAGAGGATAGCATCTGGCAAATCAGAGGCCGATACGTCTTTTATGGACGCAGAGTTAGTTGCTATTGCAACTAAATGCAATGACAACCTTTTTTTAACTGCATCCGAAGTATGGCGTATAAAGGCTGGTCTTCTTGAGGACAGAATTGCAAGTTATAGTCTTGGTTCAGAGTCAGTATCATATACGTCTCTTCAGGAAGCGTATGCCCGCGCAATTGCCTTATCGATAGAGTACAAGAAAAAAGATAGCGATAACTCTGGTATTGCTAAAGCTTTTTCACGAACACCTCCAAATGTATTACACACTCACGAACATCGCCAGAACTTCGATTTTTCTAAAGATGATTGGGATAATGAAGACGACAGAGATTGAACGTTTACGTGCGAACATAGCATTTATTATTAGCGAGAACCCTGTTAGGATTCAGATTACGAAGAAAATGTACATTGATAACGGCACTGGAGGTAAGACTGAAGTGGTAACTGTTCCTAAAGGGTTTATTGGAAGAATTTTTGCGACAGCCATAAAACCTGCTACGGACATAATTCAACCAGCAGGAGTACAGCATCGAAACGAATACAAGTTGCTTGCACCGTTTAACGCCGAGATAGATGAGGTAACAGAAGATGTTAAGCAGACATTTATAGTGGATAACATTACATATCTTATAACTGAACTTGCTATCGTAAAACGTTCAGGGCAGATTATTTCAAAAGAGATGATTCTCTTGAAGGCGACTTAGTGGCTGGTGGAGATCAAGTTATCGCTAATTTAAAAGAATACACTTCACGCAAGGTTGCTGGACTTCTTGCATTAGGAGACTCTATTGGCAAAGGAACCCTAGAGGCTCAGGCCAAACTGAATGCTCCTTGGACTGATAGAACTGGAAACGCAAGGCAGGGTTTGCATGGCGGGGCTGTGCTTGAGGGCACTGACTTCGTCATTTATATTGCGCATACGATGACTTACGGTGTATATTTGGAACTTTGTAATGCTGGTAATTTTGCAATTCTAATGCCTACATTGGAAAACAACCTTGAATATATTAAGAAAGTTATTAGCGATTATTGGGGGAGCTAATGAGAGCAGAGATTCGAACAGCATTATTAAGTTTAGTTTCAAATAGAGTTTATGAACCATACATGGTAACGAAGGATACAGTTAAGCCATACATAGTTTTAAAGTTTGGGGTTGAGCCTCCAGATAGCATGAAGAACTCTTATAAACAATATTTTCAGGTTTGGCCCTATGTTAAAAGAGAGTCCTTTACGGTGCTAGATACATTAGTGGCTCAAATTATTGCGGTCCTTCACAATAAGGAAATAGATAGTAAGCCGATTATTTTTGAAGGCAAAATTGGTCAGGACTATTTTGACCCTGACTGGTTGGCTTTAACGCAAGAACTTGAGTTTTCCTATTCAACCATACATGAATAGAAGATAAATAAAATGCCAAACTATAAACTTAAGGTATGTTTTAAATGTGGTGAAGAGTTTATGCCTACTAATAATTGTCAAAAATATTGTGAGGAATGTGGAATTATTGAGAGAAAAGAAAAGAAAATAGAGGCAGATAATCGTTACTCTTCAAATCATAAAGAGCAAAGAAATCAATCAAGTGAACAATGGCGATTAGAACATCCTGAGAAAGTGAAACAACAACATAAGCAATATTATTCAGAGCATAAAGAACAAGTAAAGCAATCCACGAAACAATGGAGAAAAGCGCATTCTGAAGAGATTAAAGAATTATGGATAAAGCATTTTGATAAACGAAACCGCAATTTAGATTTCATTCCTCTAACTAAAGCAAAAGAAGGATATGTAGCGCATCATTTAGACAAGAATTATGTGATATATATGCCCGAAGAGATTCATAAATCTATTCCTCATTCTGTATTAAGAAATATTAATATGGATGAGATAAACGCAGTAGCGTGAAATTATATTTAGGAGGTTTTTATGTCCACACAAGTTTATAAAGGTTATTTAAGAGGAATAAGAGGTGCTCTTGTTACTCCATTGAATACAGATGGTTCATTACCAAATACGGTTGCAGAAACAAAAGCAACTGGTATTACAGGAACGGTAGTTGCAAATAATGGAATAACATACACAGCAGTAGCAAATATGGGAGCTTCAGGAAACCAGATTTCAGCTATTTTACAGGACCCTCACGGTAACAACCAAGCTTTGTCGGTATCAGTATCTGACAAAACTATTCTAGTTAAGTTAGCGACAGGAGCAGGTGGAGCAATTACATCAACAGCTGCTTTAATTATAGCAGCGATTATAGCAAGCACTCCAGCATCTTTGTTAGTTGTACCGACTAATACAGGAGCGAGTACAGGAGCAGGAATTGTTCTTGCAGATGGTATAGTTCTTACAGGTGGTATAGATGCACAGGGCTCAAACTATTGGGTTAATACGGCTGAAGAAGCTGCTTATTCAATGGATGTGACAAAGGGTGCACAAGATGATTTAAGAGGTGGAGATGCAGTACTTACATCAGTAAAGGACCCTGATATTGTGAAAGGAATGGCTATAGCATTTAAGGATGCTCGGTTTGATGCCATGCTGGCTCAAATTATAGATGGCGGAGCGATAATTACGGACGGTGGCAATATAATCGGATATACGGCACCGACAATTGCGGCACAAGCAAACCCCATTCCATTCTTAATGAAAGTTTATGTTCAATCTTTTGGCTCGCAAGGTTCCAGAGAGACTTACTTAGCATATAAGTTTGTTTTCTGTAAGGGTAAGATAGGAAACGGTAATCATACTGATAAGACATGGAGTGCTCAGACTTTCGACATCACTTGCGCAGAAAACCCAAGCACTTTGGCAAGCACATACTCCAAACAGTTTGTTGATACTTTACCAGCCGAAGCAAGATAATAGGAGGACGACATGAGTGTAGCATTCAATAAGTTTAATGATTTTGTTTATCAGTTAGGTAAAGCTGTTCATGATTTCAGCACGCATTCAATCAAGGTTTATCTGTCTAATGCTGCGCCAGTTGCAACAAATACTGTTAAGGCAAACATTGCAGAGATAACTGCTCAGAACGGTTACCCGTCAGGTGGTTCAAGTATCACGCCTGTTTGGTCTGTTTTAACTGGAACTGCTAAGTTGGTGGGGACAAACGTAGTTTTTACTGGCTCAGGAGGAAGTTTTGGTCCGTTCCAGTATGTAATTTTGTATAACGATACGTCAGCATCAGATAACTTGGTTGGTTGGTGGGACTACGGTTCTGCCGTTACAGTAAACGACACCGAAACATTCACGGTAAGCTTTGGGGCTACTATTCTAACGATTGCATAAAACCCATAGCGGGTGAGTTATGAATCGTAAAGAAAAGATATTTGGAAGTGAGAGGTTGTCAGCAAAAAGGCAGCCTTTCACTTCATTTGTGAGGCTATAATTGGCACACACTTTTGACACCAAGTTACAGTTTACTGGCTCGGCTAACCCACTAACAGGTAATTATACTTGTGGAGTTGGGGCTACATTACTTGTAGTTGGCATTGCTACCGCAGGAACGACTGTCCGAGCAGGTGGAGTCCCCACCTATAATGGTGTAGCAATGACATTGATTTACGAGGGAATTAGATTTACCTCAGGAGCGAACAATGTTAGTATGTATTATTTGCTTGCTCCTCCGACTGGTTCTGCGCTTTCAATTTCAATTCCAAATACTGGTGCGCTTGCTTTATATGTTTGCGCCTCAAGTTATAAAGCAGCCACAGGAAAGACAAGTAAGTTTGATGTAAAGTCATCTGCAACAGGTCAGAATTCGCCTATAACCGATAGTGTTACGACTACAGTTAATGGTGACGTCATTATTCAAACTTGCATTTACGAATCTGGAGGTGTGCCATCTGCATGTTCGGACACATTATTATATTCAACGGAAAATACTACATTTTCTGACAACCACCAATATAAACTGCAAGCAACTCTTGGAAGTGCAACGCTAACTTGGACTCTTGGTAAAAGTAATCCTTGGGAAGAAATTCTTGCTGCATTTAAAGAAGCAAATATATATACGCTTGCGGTATTAAGTGGTAGTTTTGCAGAAACAGGGGCTACTGTTATACCTGCGCTTAAAATACCAGTAATATCGGGAAGTATTGCAGAGTTAGGGCAAACCATTATACCAAAAGTAGGTATGCCTGTTGTAACGGGTAGCTTTGCAGAGTCAGGTACAAACTTGAGTAGTATGAAAAAAATTAGTAAGTTGTTTCCTTTAAGCGGAGACTTCTCGGAAGTAGGTCAGGCTATTATACCACAGGTAGGACTTCCTGTTGTTTCAGGAGGTTTTGCAGAATTGGGAGTTGCCATTGTGCCGAAAATTGGAATACCTGTAATATCGGGAAGCTTTGCAGAAACAGTCACCAATCTAAGTAGCATGAAGAAGATTAGTAAGATAAGTGTTAATAATGGTGGTTTCTCAGAGGCGGGTCAAGCTATTACTCCAGGAATAGGTTTGCCTGTTATATCAGGGAGTATAGTTGAATCAGGAACTCCAGTCGTTCCTAAAATCGGAATGCCAGTTATTTCAGGGAGTTTTGCGGAGTCAGGTACGAATCTAAGCAGCATAATAAAAATAAGTAAAATACTTCCTGCATCAGGCAGTTTTGTAGAAACTGGTTCTGCCATAACTCCAGGTCTCAGTATGTTAGTTGTTTCGGGCAGTATTATTGAATCAGGAGGAGTTATAGTTCCTGCTATTGGAATGCCTGTTACCTCAGGTGCTTTTGTAAGGTCAGGTCAAGATGTAAATTTCAAACGGACTTATATTTTATTTCTATCAAGTGGAATATTTACGAAGTCAGGTCAGAACATATCTTTCAATAGAATTTATGTGTTAACTGTCGGTAGTGGAAACTTTATCAAATCGGGTTCTAATATTATACCAGGGCTTTCAATGCCTGTTACAAACGGAGGCTATTCTGATTTAGGTTTTGCTATAATTCCAAGAATCGGAATGCCTGTTGGCAATGGAGTTTTTACAAAAACTGGGCAAGACGTTAGTTTAAAAAGAACTTATATTTTACTTCCTGTATCAGGAGGATTTAACGAAACTGGTGCTGGTCTATCTTTCAAACGAATTTATGACTTGTTCGTTGATTCAGGAGATTTTATTAAAGCAGGGCAGAATGTAAGTACCATAAAACGCAGTACAATTTTAGCAAGTTCAGGTGGTTACGACCTTTTAGGTACTGATGTTGGACTGATTTATGTTCCTAAAATTGGTTATATACTTCATGCAGATTCAGGAGTTTTTGAGAAAATTGGTTCGGTTCTCGATTTGCTAAAAGCAAATAAGCTTCCAGTTGGTAGTGGAGCTTTTAGTAAAATAGGAATGGATTTAAGTCTATTAAAGGTTTCTAAACCTTTTGTGGATAGCGGTGAGTTTACAGAAGCAGGAACTAATGCAGGTCTATCAAGAGGTTTCAAGTTAATTCCTGAAAGTGGAGAATTTAGAAAGACTGGGGCAAATGCCAACTTAATAAAGGCTTGGAAGATTGTTGTTGAATCAGGGGAATACGTTAAAACTGGTTCGATAGTAGATTTATTAAGAGGTTATGCAGTTATAGTTTCATCAGGAGATTACATTTTTACAGGCACGATTATAACTTTAATACATGGTGGCAGGCAGATAAAATTAGTCGTTGAATCTGGAAACTTTTTGCAATCTGGTAACGATTTAGACTTTCATAAAGATAGTGTTATCCAGCTAATAGCAGGAAATTATATTCTGTCAGGCACAATTATAAGCTTAAGGAAAAATGCAGACCAGGTGTTTATCAAGGTACTAGTTGAAGATAACGCAATAGCTGTCGCTCATCAAGAGGAACATAAACTCGTTTCTAACGAGCAAAGTTTGAGAGGAGTTTCAAAAGATTATAACATCAAAGTTATAGTCAAGGAGGATAAATATGACGGATGAAACAAAAGTGTTAATAGAGATTTCGGACCCTGATGATTTGACCGACTTTGGCAGAGAGCAGGTTGCCAAGTGGTTAGAGAATCAGGCAAAACTACTCCGTGAAAAAGGCTCGACATACGTTAGAAAGAACTGGCATGCATATTTTATGTTAATGAATCCGGGACTAATTTTAGCAAAGATGAAAGAGGAAGATAAACAATGATTGACGAGGAATTACTTAAAGTAGAAGTAACAGTCGGAGATTTTGGTTTCGATTTTGTATTCTCATTGTTCAAACCTGATAAAGTAACGCCTTTTGATTTAACTGATTACAAACCGCATCTTGTAGTTCCGTTATTATTTGACGCAGAAATGACAACAGTAGGGGACCCGACACTTGGAAAATGTTCTTATACCTTAGAAGCAAACAAGTTTCTAATGACTAAAAAGTGTTATGAGGCAAAAATCGTTTTCGTTAAAGAAGATGCAGAAAGAAAGACTGTGTTTAAGTTTTACATAGTAACTATTTAAGGAGGTTTGAATGGAAGAAAAAGTAATTTCACTAGAAGAGATTTCAAATATAGCAAAAGGGGAGGTCATTTCAATTCCCGGATGGAAGAGAGGAACGACTATTAACGTCAGAGTTAAGCCGATAGACGTTACTCCACGGTTGGCAAAGATGAGAGCTGGCATTCCTAATCCTTTGAAAAAGGATGCTGAAGAAGTTTTTGAAGGTACCGAAAAGGAACAAATGGTTAAAGCAAAAACAACTGGTGAGGAAGTAATGGCTCAAGCCTCCACTCAGGAAGCCTTAACGGAAATTGCGACTGAAGCATTAGTAGAGCCAACCTATGAGGCAATTTCTAAGATTATGCCATTGACAACTGACCAAAAACTTGCTATTTATCTTTGGTTGCTGGGAGGTGTTCAGCAGTTATCACCGTTTCGTGAAGAACCCCTCAAAGGTGATAAGCCTATTGAACATGGCAAAACTTTACGGAGTGCGTCCAAGTAGCTTTATAAAAGGGTTAAGTGGTTATGTAGCTTATTGTTTAGATGAGGCAGTTATGATTTATAACTTCTATCTGGAACAAGGGCGTAAGCCTTTAGAATGGGAAGAAAAAGAAAATCAATTGTAAGGAGATAACATGGGACAGGATTTAGGATCCATCTGGGCAGACGTCAGACTTCGCACCGATCAGATACAAGCCGATATTGCATCGGCTCAAGCTCAAATTCATACTGCTGAAAATGCGATTGCAGCTTCTACTACACAAGCAGTGAGTTCAGTTACAACTTCGATGAGTAGTATACTTACAAGCGCCGCATTACAAATGGCTACTACTCTTGGAATTGTTTTTAGTGCAAAGGCAATTATGAATTTTGCCAGTTCAGCTGTTAGTGCATTTGCAAATTTAGAATTGGCTACGAATGAGTTAAAAAATGTCTTAAAAAACATAGGGATTTCTGATGCAGGTATAAAATCAGTAAACAATTTTATTGCTTCTCTATCAAATTTAAGTCATTTTACTAAGACAGAAATTACTAATGCTATAACTAATGCAGTTATCAAGTTAGGCGATGAAGACCTTGCTCTAAAGGCTGTAAGTGCTTCGGTAGAAGTAGCAAGAGCAAGGAATATGAGTTTAGATGATGCGACTCAAAGAGTAACTCTTGGATTAGAGGGAAATGCAAGAGGTCTTAGAGATATAGGTATCAATATCAAAGACTATGCAACTGGTACTTTGAATGCCGCTGATAAAAATGCGATACTCGATGCTATTACAATAAAGCTAACTGGTTCGATGGAAGCCTATAATAAGTCCTTGGCAGGAGTTGAAGCTAAAGAAAGAACTACTTGGGAAAATATGAAAATAGCTATTGGAGGAGCTTTAGCTCCTTTTGTTGTAGCAGGCAAAGAGGTAATTGGCGTATTAGCAGATATGGTCATTGCTTATCAAAATTTAGTAGATTATAGTAAACATTACTTGGATAGAGTTTATGCTGAAACAAATAGCATACATGATTATGAAATGCAATTAGAAGCCGCAAATAGTGCTTTAGCTGAGCAAATAAAGTTAAAACTTGAAAGCACAGGGGCAACGGATAAAGGTGCAAATGCTGAAGCAGAGGCAGGAGCAGCACAGATGGCGGCAGCGGCAGCAGGTTATGCCGCAGACGAAAAACTTGCCCTGAGGTTAGGTGATGTAGCACGGGCAGAACTTGATGTTAACCTTGCAGCTATTAATGCAAAAAACGCTCAGGTAGAAGCAGGTAAAGCTGGAACTCAAGCAGCAACAGATTCGGCAAATGCAGCAGAAAATTCAGCGTTAGACGCTTCTGATGCTTGGAACGCATATAATAAAAAGGTAACGGATGGTTACAAGACAACTGCAGATGCCGCTAAAACTACAGCAGATAAAGCTAAAGCTGCAGCCGATGCTATTGCAAATGCAAATACAGATTTAGGTGTCAAGATTTATAACCTAACCCATACCGAACTCGAGCAACAACTTCATGCCATAGACTTGGAAGCACAAGCTGATATAACAGCAGGCGATAATGAAGTAGCCGTCGCCACTTGGGTAAAAGATTCTAAGGCCAAAATATATGCGGAAGATGCGGCTACTAAATTAGCAATCGTACAGGCAGAAGAGCAAAGAATAATGGACTTGGAAACTACTTATATGCAACAGGGGGCAGCTGAAACTAATAGAATAGAACAGGATAAAGCTACTTTACAGGCAAAAGTTGAACAAGATCTTGTGAATTACTTGCAAAGCATTCATGAAAGAGAACGCGATGCCGCAATTAAGGCAATAGAAGATGAGCGTGATGCGAAACTTAAAGCAATTCAAGACCAAATGGACGCGGCACAAACTCAATACGATGATACAATTACGAAAATTGATGCCGAGAGAGATGCTCAGTTAGGTCCAATTAACTACCAAATTACTGCACTTGAAGCGCAGCATTCACAGCAACAGAGACAGTCAACCGAGGCAGACTTACGTGATGCTGTTGCGAATGCAACTACTGCGGAAGAGCGTGCAAAGGCAATGGCTGCACTGCAAAAACAACAGGACGAATGGGCTTATGAAGATAAATTAGCTGAACTTCATAGAGAAGCTGATGCGGTTAATGCAAGTGCCGTTTCTCAAGAAAATGTGGCTAAAGATACGCTTACAAAACAACAAGCTACTTTGAAGACTGAATACGACGCTCAAACGAAATACTATCAGGACGAAATAGATGCAGCAAACAAGTTTTATGCTGACTTACTAACTGCAAGGAATCTTGATGCTGAAGCGCAAAAAGACCTTGCTACAAAAACAAATCAAGAAATTATGGATATGCTACAGAAAACTGAAACACAGTGGTCTGCACTTGGTTCTGAGATAGGAGATGCTTTTTGGAGTAACTTAATGGCTGGGATAGTTGATATTCAAGCAGTATTAGAAGCGATGGCAATTCATATTACTATACCTCACGTTAGTGTTGGAGCTTTTGCTGGAGGTGGTGAAGTGTATGGCCCGACTCTTGCACTGTTAGGAGAAAATGCAACTCCGAGTAATCCTGAGATAATAACACCTCCAGGAGGAGCTGTATCAGATAGCAATGCTTTTCTGCTTCAGGAAATACTTGAACAAATGAAAGTATTAAATGCAAGAACAATGCCCAATGTCAGAGATGGTATTGCGGATTCTGTATCTGATTTAGGGAGGAGAGTATGAGGACTGAAGCTAAAATTTGTAAAACTTGTGGAAAAGAGTTTATACCTACAGGCAGAAGACAAAAATATTGTAAAGAATGTGGAATTATAATGAGAGAAGCATATCTAAAAAGATGGTATGAAAAACATTTTGATTATAACAAGCAATATTATTCAGAACACAAGGAAAAATTTGCATATTCTTCTGAATATTATTTGGAACATAAAATTCGAATTCTTACAAAACAAAAAAGATATAATCAATTTCATCTTGAGCAACATAATGAAGCACAAAAAAAATATTATTTAGCACATCCAGAAGAAGCGTTGCAAAGTGTTAAACAATGGGCGAATAATAATCCTGAAAAGATAAAGGAAATAAGAAAAAACTGGATAAGAAATAATCCAGAGAAGGTGAAAGCAATGAAAGTAAGGACTAGAAGTAAAAGGCGAACACTTGATTATATTCCTTTAAATTCCTCTCATGAAGGTTATGATTTCCACCATATTGATAAGACTTATGGGTTATATATACCAACAGAAGTTCATAAATCTATAAGTCATAATGTGTTTACTGGCAAGGGTATGGATATTATAAATGCTCTTGCTTGGAATTATTTGGAGATCCCATGATATATCTTAAGACGGCTACTACGACGATTCCGTTATTAGAAAAGACTTCTAAGTCTCAGCCATTTTCTTACAACGTGTATCACCAAACGTTTACGGATATGAATGACGGACAGCCTCTTGGATTGGAAGCTCAGGAAATTCTGGTTAATTTAAGGCCTCTTGACCTTAACATACCTTTTCAAACAGTTACAGATGTGTCATTTGATAACGTTACATGGCAAAAAGTGATAGCAATAAAAGTGTTAGATGTTAATTTGCCTTTTAAGGGAGCGCACTATCCGCTTACTCTAAGAATCTTGGCGTCACCATTGAGAATCGGCACTGCACATGCTTCAGGCGATAAGTGGGGTTTGGCTTCTACGACTTTGGCAAATGCAGGAAATCATCAAGCGTATGCAAAACTTATCTACTATGCACCAAGGTATTATTTTTCATTGTTACAGAAGTTGGTAGATTTTGCAGGCAGTTCAATAACGTTTACAAACGCAGCTTCAAAGATTTATGGTGGAGTTTCTTATCCTGCGAATACTCCTGTATTTGATGAGGGGCTTGTAGTTTTAAGTGGTGATGTTCCGAGCCTGACGATTCCAAATTATACGTCAGGAACGATATTATTAAAAATTAAATGGAAAACGGGGACAGTGGCTCACAGATATATTTTTACAAGTCCAACCTTCAATTTATGTATAGATAAGTCAACACAAAAAATTACTTTGGAAGGTGGACCACACAACTTGTCTTGTTCTTATAATAATACTGCTTATGAAGCAGGGCAGGTTTACTTAATAGGGCTTCAATGGACTGCTTCGCATACATATCTTGCAGTTGCTAAGTGGGATTCTACTAACTTGACCTTTGAAGCAGCAAGTATTGCAACCGCCAATGAAGCAGTAACGACTACATTTGGTGTAACATATTTAGGTTATGTTGCGGCTTCTCCAACTCAATTTTTAGGAGATGCTATAAGTGATTTTATACTTTACGACTATCAGGTGGCTTCTTGGACTACTGCAAAATATGTATTGGGATTAAGTCCATTACAGTTCAATGATTTTTACATAACAAATAAAACAGCGGGCATTATAACTTATGACTCAGGAAAATTGGTTGATGGAAATGGCAATGATATAACAGGGCTCACGTCAGGTATGCCTATGGTTGACGGCACAATAGCAATGTCAGCTGGATTGTCAGCCAAATGGAGTGCCGAAATAGATGATACCTATTTTCCTTAGAGGTGAGTAGTGGCTAATTTACCAAGTTTAAGTCCAACAGGAATTAAAGTTTATCCAATACCAGGCATAGGTGTAGAGGTTCATGCAACGTTTCATCAAACCAATGCTTTGTCAGCGACTTATGCTCAGTTTCAGGTATCAATACACAGTAACTTTTCAGATACGATTTATGACTCAGGACAGGTAGCAATAACACCTATTGTAGATGGTGCTGAAGGAATAATGGTATTTGATTTTGTACCCTCAAGTGCAAATACATACTATTATAGACTTTGTTTCTGGGATAACTCAAATTACACACATACGACCTGGCTTGTTTGGAATGGTACGACGGTAGGAGCTTCAACACAAACTGCATATTTATATCCAAGTTCAGATGGTTCATGCTCAATAGAAACAGTTTATCCTGCTTCACCAACGACACACTACGACAAAGTGGACGAAATTACGCATAATGACACTACTGATTATGTGCAAATATTTAAACAGACTGGTCAACCTACGAAAGAACAGGCAGATTATTATAATTTAACAGACTTCTCTGATGCTAATTTTAAGTTGATAAATTATGTAAAAACTGCTGGTTGTGGTTATCTCGACCCTGGACAAGGAGATATAAGTACTGTTTGGGCGTACATGTATCTTGTAACTCATGGGGTTGAATATTTCAAAGGATATGTAGGTTATGGAAGTTTGTCATGGGTTTATGCTTTAGGCTCACCGGTCAACACAAACCCCAATACTGGTTTAGCTTGGACTATTGCTGAATTAAATGCACTTGTTTTGAAATTAGACCTTTATATAGCAGGTGCTAACACAGATATAACGCTAAAAGTTACTCAAGTAAATATACAAGTGAATTACGATATTTACACTTTTCCTTTTACGGCACCTGGAGATAATTTATTAGTAATAGGTTTTCCGACAATTACTTCTATGGTAGTAAGCAATAGCAAAGACAAATACGCGTTTACGGCGGTGATTAACGATACATATAATAAAGTGCCTGTCGTGTCTCTGAATGTAAATAATGAAACCGTCATAATGGACTGTCTTGGAAGAACTGGAACGGGTCCGTATGTTTATACTTACTCAAAGATTTTATCTTTAGAAAGAGGAGATTTTGCTTATTACATAAACATAGGTAATGTGTGGACCACTGTTGTAGCTGATGCTCAATTCATGCACGCCGATTATAATCTTGGACTTGCCCCGCAAATTGAGATATTTATAGGCAACAGAAAAATAAAAGCATGGAACCCTGTTATATCAGAAAGTATTTTGCCTGATTACCCGGAGATAGATTTTGATACGGACGAATATATTGGTGAGTTTGATATTACAGTGAGGTTTATCAAGAACGACATAAAAACTTATGTAATGGCACTTCAAGGTATTAGCAAAATAGATGGAGGATATCGTGTTCACGCGAGGGAAGATGCAGAAAACGATTTGAGCCAAGTTGTTAGTTTAGGTTTGCAAGCTATGAATTCGCTCAACTTGTTTAAGTCTATTCTATCAGGGTACGTGTTCTTTGGTAACTTGGCTGAAACCGTATATTTCCAGTCATTTGTCAACGATACAATAGCAAGTATTGCGTCAAGAATACTGATTTTGAACCACTCTATCGCCTTGACTCGCAATAAGAAAATGTATATTTACGATATGAATAATGTCAACTCACTGTTTCGATTAAGCAAAAATGATGCTCATGTTGATTTTAGTTCAAACCCCTCATCTATTATAAACAAGGTTTGGGAGTATTATATCAGGACAATGTATCCAGTGCCAAACGTAGCGTTGACTAATTATGATGCTGCAAATTGGGTTGGAACAGTATCTGATGTTAGGCAAACTACAAATGGAATTTTGCCTCCGTCAAAAGCAGTATATTGCCTTAAAGGAAATGGAACGATAGCAAGAACTGTTAACTTCTCCTGGACTGATTTTGACCAGTTTCATTTGAATTGGAGTCCTGATGCAGCCACACAACTTGAAATTAGACTTGAAACGGATACAAATAATTACAGGAAATATATAAGAACTTTTGCTGGCAAGCAGGGAGCAGGTTTTGTTTTAACTTCCTCTAATTTAACGGATATAGTAACTAAAACGATATCCTTTGCCGCTAAATATATCAGCATGATAACAGGAACGGTTTCTCAGTCCTGCTCGTATAAGATAGAGCTAAAACTCTCGGGTGTTTCTGTATTCCTTACCGATTGGGTATCAACTTACGGTGATAATCAGTTTGGCTACGGAATCAACAATATACAATGTGATGAGATTTTATTAAGCTTCAAAAACTTGTATCCAGTTGGAACTGCCTATGGAATTGAATGTTTAAACTTGCACTTAGAGGAGTATGCACAAACATACCATGTTACAAGTACCGAAGTAAGAGCAAATTGGCACTCCGATTTTTCAGGAGGCGGTGGCACATTAGTTTATAGCCCCATAGGACCAACTTGGAATTATACTTTGGAGGACCATTGTGGAGCAGCTCCAAGTTGTGATGTGCAAAATGGAGAGTCTATGTCTTATGGTGGCTCGGCTTATTTGGCTGTGTGGTTAGTTCATACGAATGTTGATGGAACAAAAACCGAAATACCCCTTCGAATTGGTGCAGGTTGTTCTATCGGTCCTAACAGCAATAACGAAATCATTGTGAATTGTGATGCTTCATACACACAGGATGACCCAAATGATATGGTAATTGTTGGAGGGATAATATATAAATGCTGGGCTACAAGGTTTATTACGGCTTCTATCGGTGAATGGGTGTGGGTTTATGGAGATTATGATTGGCTTACGTCATATAACTTATGGGATTCTTTAGCAGTTCCTTACTCGCAGTTTCAAGTTGTTGGCACTCCTACGGACACGATAAACACTATTCGATTTGTAGTTACTGGGGATAATTATTATGATGCTTTGAATATGACTCAAAGCACGCCCATAGCACACTATGTAGAAGCAATCAATACGGAATCTATAAAACAGGGTGTAAGATTCCAAGAGAGGAAAACTGATGGCTGGAGTTCAAAAGAATCAGCGTCAGCTTTTGCAAAGGCATTCGTTGCTCTTTATGGTATAGCCGTTAACTCCTACTCAAAGCAAATGCCGATGAATACAGATATAAGCATTGGAGATATGGTAGATTGTGATGATGTTCTTTTGCCTGTTTACAAAATTAGTTATGACTTAAAGGCTGGTCAAATGATTGTTTTTATTGGACGCTCTACGACAAGCACATTGGAATTTATGAAAGAAACCTCAAGAAAAATTGAGGCCGTGGAAAAGACTTTATATTAGGGGGCAAATAATGGAAGAAAAAACAAGTTTACAGGACCTTGAACGAATTATTGAAGAAAGAAAGAAGGGCATATCAGACCAAAAAGTATCTGAAT